CTTGCATGGGTAGCTTGCAGGTGGGCGGGACTTGTCCGACCGAGAGTCATCATGCTTGAAAATGTGGAAGAGTTCAAAACATGGGGACCATTGAACAGAGGGCATCATCCGATTAAGGCAAAGCAGGGAAAAACATTTGAAAAGTTTGTACAGCAGCTAAATGATCTGGGGTACATTGTAGAATTTAAAGAACTGATTGCTGCCGATTATGGTGCACCGACCATGCGAAAGAGATTTTTCATGATCGCCCGGTGTGATGGTAAGCCAATCGTCTGGCCAGAGCCGACACACGCACCGGCAGACAGTGAAGCTGTAAAGGCGGGATTGCTGAAACCATACGTTGGAGCATACACGCAGTTGGATTTTTCATTGCCCTGTCCAAGTATCTTCGATACTTCGGAAGAAATCAAGGAGAAATACGGCATCCGGGCAGTAAGACCACTGGCACAAAAGACGATGGACAGGATAGCCAGAGGATTTATAAAATTCGTTTTGAATAATCCAAAGCCTTTTATCATTCAGTGTAATCATGGCGGTGAGCGTAGACCGAATGATATCAGAGAGCCGATGCCTACCATAACCGGAAAGCACGGGTACGGGATTGTGGAGCCGTATATGGTGCAGATCGGGCAGACAGGGTTCACAAAGGACCGGAGTAAGGATGTGAGGGAGCCGCTCACAACGATTGTAAGCAAAAATGAGCATTGTCTGATTGAACCAACGCTTGCACCATACATGGGAACGAATACGACAAATCATCCGGGCGGAAATTGCAAAGATCCGATACACACAATTACAACTGGCAATCAGCAATGTCTTATTAGTCCTACGTTGATTCAGTACCATTCAGAAACTTCAAAAGATGGAGTAAGAGGGCAGACTATAAAAGATCCGATCATGACAGTTGACAGCTCAAATAGATATGGGCTGGTCGCATCGTTTCTGCATAAGTACTATGACGGAGGATATAAAGGTGCTGGGGAAACAGTAGAAAATCCGCTTCCGACAGTGACCGCATGGGATCATAACAGCGTTGTTACTGCGAATCTGATTCAGATGAACAATCATTGTGACGGAAAAGATATCAGACAGCCATTACCAACGATCACGGCTGGTGACGGACACTTTGGAGAGGTCAGAGCGTTTCTGATTAAATACTATGGACAGGGAACAGGGCAGGATATCAAAGATCCGCTTGATACAGTCACAGCACAGGATCGCTTTGGACTTGTGACCATCAACGGCACTGATTACCAGATTGTGGATATTGGACTGCGGATGCTGGAGCCAAGGGAGTTATATGGATGTCAGGGATTTCCGGACGATTACATAATCGACCATGATTACACCGGCAAGACATATCCGAGAAGCGAACAGGTGCGAAGATGCGGCAATGCAGTATGTCCGCCAATACCTGCAGCACTGGTCAGAGCAAATTTGCCAGAATTGTGTGTTGCAGAGCGGATGCCAAATATGCAGATAGAAGCAGAGCAGACCGGACAGCTCCGGTTTGCGTAAACCTTAAATTTTGTGGAGGTGCTGCCATGATTAACGGTGAGTTAAAGAAGTTCAATTAGAATTTAGAGAGGTGATGATAAAATGGCTAAAAAACAAGATAAAAATTTTTTATTTAAAATATGTGAATTATTGGCTACTATTGGGATTCTTGGAAATACCCTTATCTTAATTATATTTCAAAATACATGGACTTATGAGGAACTTCCAATTTTGAAATTTGAACCAACTCCAAAAAGTAGTTATTTAACTATTATTCAGCACAATCCTATATTTGCAATAATATATATCCTATGTGGCTTAGTTTTATTGATGTGTGCAATATATAGACTTTCGAAAAGAATACAGGGAAAGGAAAAGGGTTAATGAAGGTTATAAGTGTAAGTACAATCGGAAATCTAATTTCAGCACACATGGAAGGCGATAATGAAAAATTTTTAATATTTGCTAATTTTATTGCAGACGCTTACGAAGAGGCAGGCGAAGTAAGATGTGCTAGAATTATTAGGAAGAGAATTGACGGCACGTATAAAAATGATTCGACTGTTACATTGGATTAACACGATAAATAAGGATTTAAAAGTAATGAATTTATATGTTGTAAGACATGGAGAGACCGATATGGGAAAGAACCATATAATTGCAAATGAAACCGAACCACTTAATGCCAATGGTATAAGACAAGCTCAAAATTTGCATAATGAACTGGAAAAATTAAGAATAGACAGAATCTATGTATCACCAATTCAAAGAGCAAAAGATACATTGTTCTATTTCCATCTCAGTAAGGACATACCAGTAGAAATTGAACCAAGAATAAAAGAAAGAGATATGGGAAAGTATGCAGGAGTACCATTTTACGATTTAGACTGGGATAATTTTTGGGGTTTTCATTCTAATCAAAAATATCCAAATTGCGAATCAATGGCAGATACATTTTTTAGAGTCTCAGATTTTATTAACGAATTGATTGAAAAAGATGAAAACGTATTGTTCGTAACACATGGCGGTATTTCGAGAGCTATATATTGGTATATGAACGGAATTCCTGACAATGGATTATCAAGTGATATCAACGAAAATTGTAAAATTTACAAATATGAATTAAACAAAGACAAATATCCATTGGCAATAGATAGTAAAATTCTTGGAAAACATTTTATATAGCATAGAAAAAAACATATAAAAACTAAATAAGAATTTAGGAGGTAGAAATGAGCAAGATTCCAAAAGAGATAGTAGATAAAATCGAACAACGAAAGGCACTTAATGAAGAAATTGCGGAGTGGTGTAGGGAAAACCTTGACATAGATGGTATGAACTCCGATTTTGCTGATATTACTGATTATCATACAGGTGGCGAGCAGGGCGGAGATGATTGTAAAGAATGGTGCGACCAGACATGCAAGGGAGAAGATTGGTACGAGGGAGATTATTATTGGGAAACTGAATGCAAGGGTAAATATCTTCACATGGAATTTGCAATTTAAACTAAGTATTTAGGAAAGGCGAGGTATGAGAATAGCATTAATTGATGTTGATGGTCATAACTTTCCGAATTTACCGCTCATGAAGTTGTCCGCATGGCATAAAAATCAAGGATATACAGTTGATTGGTATGATCCTTTGACTGCAAAAAGGAATGAGAGGAAAAAAGAGATGGCAATATTGAATTACACAACAACAGTGGATAGTTACAAGACGGTATCAGAGATCGAACATATTCTTGTAAAGCATAATGTGATGTTGTATCATAAAAGTTGACACCACATTCTCAAGGATTTTGATATAATCAATACGAGAACAGGAGAAAACATTATGGCACGAAATCAAAGAACCTATGACAACGAATACAAAGCACAGGCAGTTAAGCTTGCTCAGGAAATAGGCGGAGCCAAAGCAGCTAAAGAACTGGGCATACCAGATGGCACGATTTACTGCTGGGTAAAAGCATTTAAAGAAGGACGCCTTAGCGCTTCAGAAGCATCCCATACTCCTAAAAATGCTTTATCACTTAATGATGAGCTTATCGAACTCAGAAAACGTGTGAAAGAGCAGGATAAGGAAATCCGTCGTTTAAAGGAAGAAAATGAATTTCTTGAGGAAGCAAGTGCTTTTTTCGCAGCCAGCCGTCGGAAGTCAGCAAAAAACAGAGATTAATGTTTATTGCAATCAAAACGGATGACGGCAGGATCAAGGGTAAAAATTCTTTTTATTGCAGAGCACTTCATGTTTCCAGACAGGCATTCAATAAATATCTAAAAACAAAAGCGACTCCTTGGAAATATCAGCCGTTGGCAGATGCGATGGTTGCTATTTGCCGAGAAGATGAATGCAATGATACATATGGAAGGATCCGTATGTATCAGGCGTTGCAGCTCAAACAGCCGGAAGGAGTAGACATTCCTGGTGAGAGAACTGTTTATCGTGTCATGGAAGAAATTGGTCTTACTCATAAACCGAAGCGTAAGCCTAACGGTATTACCAAAGCAGATAAAGAAGCTCGGAAATCAGATGATTTAATTAAGCGGGACTTTTCAGCTGAGAAACCTCTCGAAAAGTGTATTACAGATATGACTGAAATAAAGGCTTCCGATGGAAAACTGTATGTTTCAGCTATCTTTGACTGCTACGATTTAGCAGTGTTAGGTCTGGCTATGGATACGAATATGAAAGCTACCCTTTGTGAACAAACCTTAGATAATGCCTATAAAGCATATCCGATGCTCCGGGGTGCCATTCTTCACAGTGACAGAGGTACACAGTATACTAGCGAGTTGTACCGTAACGCAATCAATAAATATGGCATTCTTCAAAGTATGAACAGTGCCGGTGGCAGATGCCATGACAATGCAAGATGTGAAAGTATGTGGGCACGATTCAAAGAAGAATTACTTTATGGACGCTACGACGCCACCTCAATGACTGTAGAAGAGTTAAAAACTCTTATTTGGAGATATTTTATCAGTTATTGGAATAATCGGAGAATCTGCTCTGCTAATGGTGGACTACCTCCGATGGTTAAGCGGCAACAATACTATACTTCACTACAAGAGGCAGCATAAAGTCGAACATCCTTGTGAAAAAAGTGTAAACCAATATTGACAATATCAATGCAAAGAGTATCATGAAAAATTATGACGGAGAAAGTATCACAGGATTATCCTTTTTAATTGATACAGGTGTACAGCAGATTCCGGTACGGTTACCGGTAAAGATTGATGACTGTTTTGAAGTCTTGATACGGGAAAAGAAAAAAGGTACTAAAAATATCAAGGCAACCAGGGAACAAGCAGAACGAGTGGCTTGGCGAATTTTAAAAGACTGGGTAGCAACGCAGATGGCTCTTTTGGATATGCAAATGGTTAGATTTGAGGAAATTTTTCTTCCCTACATTGAAACTGATAATGGACAGACAGTTTTTGAAAGGCTGAAAGAAAAGCAGTTCCTTATCGAAATTAATGATGAATCGAAACTGTAGTAAGGAGACCAGCTATGAAAAGTCAACCATAGATTAGTAAAAAATTTCTTTTTCATATCGGTGGTAAAAAAGGGTAACTTTAATAGAGCTCCCTTAGGGTGCTTTTTCAAAATCTATCGATATTGGTATACAGAC